TAAAAAATCGCATTGACTAAATAAATCCATGGGAGATTTAGTAATGGGGGAACCGGTTAAAATCCGCCGATACTTAGCCAAACGTCCGCATTTAACAACGTTTTTTGTGCGTTGGGCTTGCCGGTTTTTAATAGTGGTACTTTCGTCCACAACCATAATGGAATTGGGGTTAAGACGTAAAAAGTCAATTGCGGTATCTGCGCCTTTGGGTGTGGACAGAGCCTCAATATTCATAACAAACAGGCGCAGCATAGGCTTGCGGTCTTGGGTTGGTATAGCAAAGTCGCGTAACTTTTGTTTAAACCCTTTGGTGGCACTGGCTTGCCAGCGCAAAACATCCCGGTCAATACGGTCGGGCAAGTGAATGGGAATTTCCCCTTGTACCCAGTTGTCATAGACGCCTTTTGGTGCCAGTATCAACGCGGCGTCTATGTGCCCTTGTTCATATAATGCGCCAATCGTATCAATGGCGACCTTAGTTTTCCCGGTGCCCATTTCCATAAATAACGCGTAGTATTCCGTGGCCCACGAATCATTGAATGCAGTCCGTTGGTGGCCATACGGCGTTGTTTTAAATTTGTACATTGCATTTTCTCCTTGACGCCCTCAATATATACAATTATATGCGATATGCAAGGGGCCAAAAACCTCTTTAATCACGAACCACGAAACGCGAACCACGGAGAAAACATGAGTAGTTTACTTGATATGATGGAAAACGATGACCCATCAAACGTTCTCGAAAACTTTGACGGGGATGGCTTACAGTCGGTGGGCAAGATTGCGCGCCGCATCCGGGAAGCAGAAGGCGAAATTAAGCGCACAGAGGAATTTCTGAAGGAAAAGAAGAAAGACCTTTTGAAAATGACGGACGAAGACTTGCCGTCAATTCTACAAGAAATGGGCGTGTCATCCTTTACTTTAGACGACGGTTCTAAGGTAGAAATCAAGCCTTTGTATGCGGGCCATATATCTGCCAACAATAAAGAAGCGGCGTTTGATTGGCTTCGCAATAACGGGCATGACGACATAATTAAGAATGTTGTATCCTGTCAATTTGGTCGGGGCGAAGACAATAAAGCTGAAGAGTTTTACGCCATCGCAACCGCTAAAGGCTATGTAGCCCAGCAAAAACAAGACGTTCACGCAAGCACTTTGAAAGCTTGGATACGCGAACGCGTAGAAGGTGGGGAAGAATTCCCTATGGAAGTATTCGGCGCATACATTTCACAGCGCGCAACTATTAAAGGAGGAAAATAAAATGGCTGGTAAGGCAGTAGCGAAACAAAAGAAAACTGAGGTGCAGGAATTTGATCCTAGCATGTATGAACAAGATGCTGGCGTAGGTAATGAAAACATGACGCAAGATGATCTTGCGTTACCGTTTCTCAAAATCTTGTCGGGGCTTGATCCCTTGTTAGACGATGACACTTTTGATGGTCGCAAGGGGGACATTTATAACACCGTGACCGGCGACGTTTACAAAGGGAAAGACGGCATTCGTGTTATACCTTGCGCTTACCAAAAGCGTTTTATTGAATGGGCCCCAAGAGGCGTGGGTACGGGCGCGCCGGTTAATATCTTTACCCCCGACGCCGCTCGGCCAAAGACAGAGCGGAGCAAAGACGACAACCGGGAATATGTGGTTGGCGGAAGCGGGACGTACATTGAAGAGACGCACCAGCATTTTGTTTTGGTTATTGACGATGAAGGTGGCGCGCAGCCCGCATTAATTGCTATGAAATCCACGCAACTTAAAAAGTCGCGCAAATGGAATTCAATGATCCAAAGCCGCACAATGTTGGGTAAAAGCGGGCCTTTTCAAGCGCCACGCTTTAGCCACATTTATCTTTTGCGCGCCGTTAGTGAAGAGAACAGCAAAGGAAGTTGGCACGGTTGGGACATGGGCCTCGAAGGCGTCGTGGAAGACGCCGCATTATACGGGCAGGGCAGAACGTTTGCGCAAAGCATTAGCGCGGGTGACGTGAACGTTAAACATTCTCAAGATGGAGATGACCCTAAATCGGATGAAATTCCGTTTTAAGTCAATTTGGGCCGCGTGTGGTGCGCGGCCCTTTCCTATCTAGGGGACAGGTATGTCAGATGCACAAAAGTTTGCGGATATTTTCGCCGGGCTAGAACAAGCTTACGGCACATATAAAATAGATAAAACACAGGCAAACGGTAAAAACACAGGTAAAGCAACCGTCGTCCGCGAACTACGGACCACGAAGCATTGGGAGGGGCATCTCTCTGGCAAAGGTGCCAGCATTGGAATAATCCCGATTAATGAAGACAACAAAGTAAAGTGGGGCTGTATTGATGTAGATACTTACCCGCTTGACCACAAACTTTTAATATCACAAATTCGGAAACTCAAGCTGCCTCTGATCGTATGTCGGTCAAAGTCAGGCGGCGCGCATATGTTCCTGTTTGTAACCGATTGGATTACTGCCAAAGAAATGCAGGAAGTGCTTGGGCACATAGCCTCGGTGCTTGGGCACGGGGGCTGTGAAATCTTCCCCAAACAAATAAAATTATTCTTAGACCGCGGCGATGTGGGCAACTTTTTGAACATGCCTTACTACAACGCAGAGGATGGTTTACGTTACGGGTTTCACGATGACGGTGCCGCGGCCACATTAAAAGAATTTTTTGCGCAGTATGCGCAGTATGTGCAAACTCCGGAGCAAGTGCAGGCTCTCAAGATTGAAGATAGTGGTGACGCCATTATTCCCGACGGGCCGCCGTGCTTGCAAATCCTTGCCAAGCTAAAAATAAGTGAGGGCGGGCGTAACAACGGCTTGTTTAATTTGGGCGTGTATCTGCGCAAGGCTTACCCCGATAGCTGGGAAGCTGAAATCTTGTCTTATAACGCGCAGTATTTAGATCCGCCGTTGCCGCTTAATGAGGTTAATATTGTAGCCAAACAGCTACAGAAAAAAGACTATGCGTATAAGTGCAAAGACGCCCCAATACAAAGTTACTGTAACGCAGAGCTTTGCCGCACGCGCAAGTATGGCGTGGGAGCGGCTGTGTCGGGGGCTACAGTGGCAAACCTTCGCAAGTATAACTCTCTGCCGCCGGTCTGGTTTATGGACGTCAACGGGGAGCCTTTGGAGCTAGATACAGAGGCTCTAATGAATCAGACCGCATTTCAACGCTCGTGTGTAGAGCAATTAAACCACCTTCCACGGACCGCGAAGAAAGAGCAGTGGGAAGCCCGGATAAATCACTTGCTAACAGACATGACGGAAACCGAGGGCGCTATTGTGGAAGTGTCTGAAGACGCATCCATTGATGGACAGTTTTATGATTATTTGGAAGAATTTTGTACCACGTTACAAAAAGCCAATACGCGCGAGGAAATACTATTGCGTCGGCCTTATACAGACGAGGAAGAGGGGCGTATTTATTTCCGGCTCAAAGACTTTGAAGCACATCTACGCAAGAACAAATTCTTTGAATACAAAAGTCATAAGATTGCGCAACGGCTCCGGGATAGAAATGGGGAAAGCACCGTTATGAAAATTAAGGGCAAAGCCGTTCGTTTGTGGGTCATTCCGGCTTATGACGTTGTGGCTATTGATATTGATACACCCGACTTTGGGCAAGATATGGAGGCGCCGTTCTAATGGAAAAACCGAGGATGGAAAAAATTTATGCTATGCGTCAGGAGCTTAACGAAAAGGGTAAGCCTAAATATTCTTACGACAAGATAGGAAAAGAGTTTGGTATTTCCCGGGAGCGTGTTCGGCAAGTGTTGGCCAAGAGAAGTAGATTGAAGCGGTGGTACGACGAAGCAAAGAAAGGCGCACCATACTTCGACTTTAGCAATATCACTCGAATGGATCAATTTATCCCACCATTAGTATCTATCCGCACAAAAAATGCGATCTGCAATGGCGTACCTCCGGGGTTAAGCGTGCAAGACTTTGTTAATCTTGTCGATCCCGCGGAACTTCTGTCGATCCCGAATTGCGGGGTCAAAACAGTGAAAGAGTTATTTGGAGCAATTGAAGAGGCAGGATACGATGTATCGAATATTCGGACCCCCCGGTACGGGAAAAACTACGACACTGTTAAATATGGTGGAGGAAGCCCTCTCCAATGGTACGTCTCCAAATACAATTGCATTCCTAGCCTTCACACGAAAAGCAGCAAATGAGGCTAAAGAACGCGCCGCCGTTCGGTTTAACTTAGATCCGGAAAACGACTTGCCGTACTTCCGCACGTTGCATTCTCTCGCCTATCGTATGCTGGGCCTCAAGGATAGCCAGCTTATGCAGGCGGAGCATTATAACGAATTGTCCCACAAAATAGGCATGGCGTTAAGCATAACTAAAATATCAGACGATGACGATAGCGTGTTGGTTTCGTCGGATCACCCTATCCTGCAACTTATAAATTTGTCGCGCCTCAAAAAAACCAAATTGGTGGAAGAGTATGACCGCAGCCAGTTAAACGAAACATGGGCCGAGGTAGACTATGTTAATCGCTCTTACGCCGCTTACAAAGAAGTTCAGGGGCTTGTGGACTACACCGATATGCTAATTTCTTTTGCAGAAAAAGCCGTCTTTCACTGCCCGCGGTTTAAACTTTGCTTTATGGACGAAGCACAAGATTTATCCCCCGTGCAATGGGACATTGCCCACGCCTTAGATGACTTGTCTGAGCGCATGTATTGCGCAGGAGACGACGATCAAGCGATATATCGGTGGGCGGGTGCTGACGTCGATCACTTCATTAACTTAGAAGGCGGATCTGATGTATTAGAACAATCCTATCGAATCCCCGCCGAGGTTCACACGGTAGCCGAACAAGTGGCCTCCCGCATAATTCGTCGCTTCCCTAAGAAATATTTACCACGCAAAAAGCGGGGGAAAGTTGAGCGGATCTACAGCGTTGGAGACATGGATATGTCCGGAGGGGATTGGCTGGTCATGGCGCAGGCAAACTATATGCTGTCCCCTGTGGCCGAAACCTTAAAATACAACGGATATTTGTTTGAGCGCAACGGCCACCGGTCCATATCAGAAAAAGTAAGTAGCTCCGTTAATGGGTGGGAACAAATGCGTCGGGGCAAAAGTATTGATTGCAAAACAGCGCAAAATATTTACGATTATATGTCCGGAAACGGAAAGCACATAAAGCGTGGCTTTAAGCGGTTTAAACCGCACGATGACGATAAATTATTTACGTTATCCCGCTTACAAGAACACCATGGCCTTTTAGTACAAGACGACATGGTGTGGCATGAGGCTATGGATAAAATGCCCGATTTAGACCGGGTGTACATTACGGCCCTACTGCGGAGCGGTGAAAAGTTTAACGCCGTGCCCCGCATAAAACTGTCCACGATCCACGGAGCCAAAGGCGGTGAAGCGGACAACGTGGTTATTTATACTGATTTAACGTCGGCCGCCTTGCGCGATATGGGCGACGACATGCACCGGGTCTTTTACGTTGGGGTCACAAGGGCGCGGGAAAATCTTTATATTGTTGACCCCGAGGATGTAACTAGGAGCTATCAACTATGATACTTACAAGGGAAGATGAAATAGACGCACAAGCTAAAAAGTTTTCGGAAAAACACCCTAAAGTGAAAGGGTTGTTCGCATTGTTTACGCGAGAAATAATTGCCCGGGGTTTTCGACATTATTCCGCAAGCGCCATTTTTGAGCGAATACGATGGGAGACAGATCAAGCAGACGTGTCAGGGAAATCTATGTTTAAACTAAACAATAATTATAGCCCGTGGTTTGCGCGAAAATTTATGAAGGAAAACCCACAATTCGACGGGTTTTTTAGAACCCGAGAACGCACAAGTTCCCAACAAAAAGCCCGGGCGTTGCCCGAATTAACCCCGGAGGATTTTAAATATGAAGCGAGATGAAGTTTTGGACAAAGCAAAAGAGCTTATTAACGGCCCACGGGCGGATGATTATGGAGACGCGTTTGTAAACCACCAACGTATCGCAGACGGTTGGAAGATTATTCTTAAACATGTGGATGAATTAACCCCGGCGCATGTGGCGCTAATGATGGATTGGGTGAAAACTAGCCGGTTGTTAGAAACCATAGATCATGTCGATTCTTGGATTGATAAGGCGGGATATACCGGGTTAGGCGCAGAGTTTGCATTTCAGCAGAATGCCAAACCTATTGAACCGCATATCCTCTTCGAAGAGGAAAAGTCGGATGAACCGGTTGAAAAAATCTTGGAAGACGTGCAGGAAAGACATCCAGACGTTACCTTGCCAGTGTTTAAAAGTAGGCAATCGTAATGCAAACAAAAATGCAAATGCCAATGTTCCCACCTAAAACGGAATGGGTGCCCCCGAGTGAACTTCCGGACCTTACGGATGCGTCGGAATTGTGTATCGACCTTGAAACAAAGGATCCTAATTTAAAAAACAAAGGGCCCGGTTGGCCCACTAAAGATGGGGAAATCATTGGCTTTGCTGTTGCGACAAGTGGGTGGTCCGGGTATGTCCCGGTCCGCCATTGGGGCGGCGGAAACTTAGATGAAAAAATCGTGCGGCGTTGGTTACAAAAACAATTAAACTCTCCCGGCGATAAAATCATGCACAATGCGCAATATGATTTGGGTTGGTTGCGTGCGGACGGCTACAACGTCAACGGCCGTATCATTGATACTATGGTCACAGCAAACTTGTTGGACGAAAACCGGTTTAGCTATGCGCTCAATGCGCTGGGATACGATTACTTGGGCAAAACCAAGGCGGAAAAGGGTCTGAAGGAAGCCGCCCGGGAATTTGGCGTAGATCCCAAGAGCGAAATGTGGAAGTTGCCTGCAATGTATGTCGGAGGTTATGCCGAGGGCGACGCAACGCTGACCTTGGAACTTTGGAACCATTTTAAAACAGAAATAAACCGCGAGGATCTTTGGTCTATTTGGGAGCTAGAAAATAGCTTGCTCCCTTGTCTTGTGGACATGACGTTAAAGGGCGTGCGCGTAAACCTAGATTTAGCGGAAAGATCCAAACAAACCGTTTTGAAAAGAGAAAAGGGTCTGCTAAAAAAGATTAAGAATATTGTTGGAAAGGATGTGGAAATATGGGCAGCGCAATCAATAGCTCAAGCCTTTGATAAGGCCGGTCTGGAATATCCGCGCACAGAAAAAGGCGCTCCCTCGTTTACTAAACAATTTCTCTCAGAACATCCGCACGAATTGGCGCAATCAATTGTCCAAGCGCGTGCGTATAACAAAATAAACGGCACATTTATTGATGGTCTGTTGCGCTACGTGGGCCCAGACGGGAGAATTCACGGGCACATAAACCAAATTCGATCTGAAGATGGCGGTACAGTCAGCGGCCGCGTGTCCATGTCCAACCCAAACCTCCAACAAATTCCGGCCCGCGACCCAGAATTGGGGCCAATGATCCGCAGTCTGTTTATGCCCGAAGAGGGGGAACAGTGGGCGTCCATTGACTTCTCGCAACAGGAGCCGCGCATCGCGGTCCATTATGCAGATGCCTATGGGAAAAGCACCCGGTCCCAACTGGCGGGCGTTGCCGAGATGGTGGACGCGTACACAAACGACCCGGATACCGACTTTCATACTATGGTGGCCGAAATGACCGGGCTTAAACGCAAAGCGGCTAAATCGGTGGGCCTTGGCATTATTTATGGCATGGGCGTCAACAAATTAGCCGGGGAACTGGACGTATCGGTAGACGAAGCCCGGGCCATACTGAAACAATTCAACGCCACGTTGCCCTTTCTAAAGCAACTAAACTCCGGCGTGCAAAGAAGGTTGGAAGACCCCCGGTCAAGCGGTTCGGTGCGTTCATTGCACGGCCGAAAGTGTCGATTTAACCTTTGGGAGCCCGACACCTTTGATATGCACAAGGCCATGCCCTACCAAGAGGCTGTCGCGGCCCACGGGCCAACAACCCGGCTCAAGCGCGCTATGACATACAAGGCTCTAAACAGGCTCATTCAAGCCTCGGCCGCGGACATGACCAAGAAAGCATGGTTGGACGTCTATCAGGCGGGGCATACGCCGCTTATTCAAGTCCACGACGAACTTGCGTTTAGCGTTGACACGTTGGACAAAGCAAAAGAAATTCGGGAAATAATGGAAAAATCTATTTCTCTTTGCATACCGAACAAATGTGATATTGACATTGGGCCGTCATGGGGGGAGACTAAAGAAATATAGGGGCCGCAATTTGCTGAGGGTTGCGTGTCTATATGCCTGTAGCGGGGGGCTTCCCTCATTGTCTTTTTTCTCCAAATAAGCACTTGGAGTCTCCCGCACAACTACCCTCTTTCCCGGCTAGGTTTCGCACTGCAACGGAAAGGGGGTTTTTTCTTGCGTATAGCCGGCCTATCTTATATATTCCCACATAACGGAGTGGGAGTTTTACCATGGATACTAAAAAATGGAAGAGTGTACTGGTTCCGCGCGAAACTTATGAGGAATTAGTGGCTGTCGCCTTTATAGAAGGTCGCACCATTGGCGGCCAACTGCGTATGATGTTTGACTTTTGGAAAAACGGCAATCTATCGGAAAACGATATGCGCGTGTTAAAGTCGCAAGTCCGGAAAAACCGTCAAAGCCGAAAAGAAGAAGCCGAAAAAATTCTGGAAGAGGCGGTTAAAAAAGAAACGGAAGAGGCTTTTCGCATGGCGGGCATAGAAACCTTGCGCCCTAGATGACGGCTTTGTTTCTAAAATATATCATGCTATAGTTTAAAAATGGAAAATTTTTGCGCTAACCTTCAGGAGTCGAAGTAATGTCCTCCCCCTTCGAAGTAATGTCAAATCAACAACAAAATTACCGCTCCCGTGACGGCGGGATTTTGGGCCAACTTCAAGGCGAAATAGCTGGTCGAAAAGGTGGCGGAGGGTTTCAATATCAAAGGCCCCCTCCCTTCATGGGCGGCGTTGGATATGGGGGATATGGTGGCGCACCGATGTATCAACCCATGCCTCCAAGATACCAACCTATGCCTCCGAGATACCAAAATCCGTACCAATACCAACCACCGAGATACCAACCCATGCCTCAACCCCGCGTTTTTAATCCGGGTTATGGTGGAACACCGTATCAACCCATGCCTCTATTCACGCCTGAATTCACGCCGCAACCTATGCCTAGTATTGCCCCGCCTAATTTTGCCCCGGCCCCACAAATTCAAGAGCAAGAAGCCGTCACGCCCATGCCAGATCCTTCTGACATACTTAGGAGAACGCGGTCCGTGGATCCCATGCCAGATTCCCAGAAAGGCGGAGGAGGGGCGCCCGTGCCCGAACCGATGCCAGAGCCCGAACCGCAATTTACAAAATTAAATCAATTTGATTTAAGGCAACTCTCACCAGACCACGGAAAAGGTGGGGGAGGTTATCCCGCCGCGCTACCGCCGCAACAGTCCAGCCCATTCGGATCCTCCCTTGGGGGCCGCATGGGGGGCTTGTTTTAAATTAAAAAACCACTTACGCGCAACCCACGCACAAATTGATCCAATTCCTCGCGCGCAGTAAATAACTCGCGCTGAACGTTGGGCCGCGCATCCGAACGAAAACGCTCCTGATCTAAAGTATCAACCTGACGGCGTAACCACTTCAATTCCGCTTGCTGAAACGTCGTCAATTCCCGGCGCTCCCTTTGATCGTCCATCCTTTGCCTCCCGCAACTGAGAAATTAAATGCTCCATTTCATCCAAAACACTTACTTCTAAAAATTCTAAAAAATCCGCAGCTTCCAATAATAATTGGCGCTGTAACGCCGCACGCTCCAACGTCCACGGGCCGCGGCCTATGTCAAAAGCAACTAACCTAATGTTTTGTGAATGGTCCGGCGTTACTTCCACGGACGAGCCCGGGGGCGGACAATCCTTTTGTACACGCATGTCCCATCATACGAATTGGGATAATACGCACGCAAATGAGCGTCCGCTATTCGACACGCCGTCAAATTAGAAAACTCCGCGGACCCCGCGCCATTGCCCAATATAAAAATTAAAATTATTAGGCCGCCCATCAATCCCCATCCTTCGGAATATACTTAGACCACTGGCGATCTGGAAACACCTTGTTAAAAGCCGCTTCCAAAATCTTTTCCATATCTTCCCTAGTCATGCCCTTCCTTTCGTTGCTCAACCGGCCCCGTAAGACCGTAATTGCCGCCTAAAAACCGTTTAAGCATTTGCATCATAGCCATTGGGGACTTGGCCTTAACCAAGTCCCGCAACTTCCGGTTTTCTTCACAAACGCGCTCATACTCGTCGCGTTGGATCATGTCAAAATCCTCCATTTCAACCTCCCCCGTGCCGGTACAATCTGGGCATGGCTCACGGCGGGTATCTAAAAAACCAATGTCACGATGAAAACTGTGCGGCACTGGAAACTCAACCTCAACAAAACCCTCCCCACGACATTCCGGACACGTTGAAGTAATCATGGCTCTTGCTCCGGTGCATCCTTCCTGTAGAAGTCTAACCATTGCTCCGGTGCATAGTCCCTGCCAAACACTTCATTTAACATAGGCTCAAGTGTTGCCGCTATTATCTTCCGACGATCCTTTGGAGCAATGTCCGGGTTGTCGAAAACGGATTGAATGGTTACTCCGATTGCCTCATACGCCTTTATCTTCTTTTTCATGGCGCCCCCGGCACCAACAGCACCGCCCCTTTTTGCTCGGCCCACGCCTCTTGAATTTTTAAATCCATTATAAGCTCAACCGTCTGGTCATTAGCGCCATGCCCCCCGACTTTCTTCAACGTGGCCCTATGTGAAAAAATGTTACTACTATCCCCGTCATTAAACCATCTATAATAAGCATACTTCGCTTTGCGTAACTTTTCCAAATGATAATTGCCCCCGCCACTGTGCGATCTAGGCATCCGCGCCGTGTACGGACAATCTGGGTTGTCGTACACAAGCTTTTCATCAATCAAATCGTGCAGAATACTTTCTTCTGCCGCGTAACGGCCTTTGCCCGCCCAATATGTCTCTTTTGAATTGTAAGTCATCCTCGTTTTCTCCCAAAACCTAAACTAAAACACTGATATTCGTTCGTTCCCCCGGCTCCCACCGACTATCACTGCAATTATACTCGCCCTCAAACAAACCACCTTCATCATGGTAATCCGCCGTCACAATACAACCAAACTCATTAACCAAACGATCCCATACCGGAACAGGCGGAGCCCACGCAGTCCAACACTTAAATGTGAAACTCGCCTCTTGGATATTTAAATCTCTCGTCTGTCGCGGGCCATAGGAAGCCTCTAACTTAAAATCATCCACAAGAGAAACTTCACACACGTCCCACTTCGTACCCCAATTGGCCACGCGCCAATTATAACCGTCACCCACTTCCGATAAAGGAAACGGTATCACAACGTCGCAAAACCGCCGGCTACCCCCTCGAATACAAGGATCAAACACACTTTCGTATAAATGCCTAACCACGGGCCGCGGCCCAAGGATCGAAACCTCTTGATAACAATGATTAGGCATTTTTCATATCCTCTTGTTCAATTACCGAAGATACCGTGAATTTCTTGATAATATTTTTCCCGTAATTACCATTACTGCGCAACCACGCTTTGTATCGGGAAACCTCTTCCAAGGTTTCCACAACATGCCACTGATATTCGTTGCCGCATATCATATCTTTGTTTTCCTCAATCCAAGATATTTGATACTTCATTGGGTTTCTCCTTTGCACTGTAAACCCGTATAAGATGATCTGCGATAGTTCAACTGTCAAGCCTAAAATCAATTAGTTAAAACTTCAATGAAAACAAATAGTTCACATAGCTTGAGACATAAACATGGTTAAAAGTGCGACAATATGTCGCATGTACTTTTAGTGTAAGTTATAGTAACATAGTGTTGTCGGAGAACGGAACCGACAACAAAACGCTATTTGAAAATGGGCGCCGGCCCTATGGAGAAAAAAGAACAAATGTTGGAAAAACGTGTGTGGATCGAACTCGACAAAACAGACAACTTTCAAGACGCAAAAGAAAATTGCGAACTTGCAAACCAAATGTTGTTAAAACTAGGCGTCGATAAAAACTATAAATTCTTCGCCGTGGAAAAACAAAAATATACCCACACCTTCTATAACTTCTCAGAAGGACATGCCTTTACCGAACTCGACGATAGAGGCAAATGGTTCAACCTGACATACTTAGGCAAAAAGGATGATGAATGATGTACGCGCAAATCATCAAACATGACAAAAAATGGGTCCTGCTCTACGGAACAACCTTCACCAAACTCAAAACCGTCATGTATTACCAAACCAAAAAACAAGCAGTAAACGCCCTAGAAAAATTCTGCCAGCAATACGACGAAATAGAATACTCCGTCCATAAAGCTAACGGCAAACTAGACTACCAAGGCATTCAAAAAATCTGCCGGCCACAAAGAACCGAAATCCTGGCCTCAAAACTCCTGCAACAATGAAAATAAACCGCGGCCCTCGGGCCGCGGACTACGGTTTTAAAAACTGGCAGGGTTTTGCGCCTACTACGGTTACTTAGTTTCGGTTATGGTTATACGGCCAGAAAAAAAAAAAAAAAAAAAAAACAAAAAAAAAGCAGCAACACATGTAACCGTGTAACTTTAGTGTTATCCGTAACAAAACCAATAATTTAACGGTTACAGCATTGGTTACAAAGTTACACAAACTAAGCCTTTCTCTTAATCCAAGAATGTCGTTAAGGGGGGCGGGGGTTTTTTTTTTAAAAAATAAAAATTCTGGGGGCTTATACAGTGTGTTTACAAAGAAGACGCCCGGTCATATACTCTTGTTACGCCAATTTACGGGAGAGCAAGAATGCCAAGAACAAAAGATAGATACATGGTTCCGGAGGAAGGCGCGCCGCTTACGCCCTCCGGCAAGCGGACATATAGAAAACGATATAGCCCAGAAGAACGCCCTCTGACACGCAAGCAAGAATTGTTTGTGAAAGAGCTTGTTTCTAAGGATGGGCAAATAACCATGCGCGATGCTGCAATTAACGCGGGGTATCCGGCTAAGTCCGCCAGTGTGCGCGCATCCGAGCTTTGTAACCCGGCCCGCTTTCCTAACGTCGTCGCTGCAATCAAAGCGTATCGGTCGGAGTTGGATCGGAAATATGGCGTCGAGTACAAAAGGCACTTACGGGATCTGCAATTGATACGGGATGCCGCTTTGGATAGCGGAGCGTTTAGCGCGGCGGTACAAGCTGAGTATCGCCGGGGCCAAGCGCAAGGGGACATCTATGTAAATAAGTCCGAAATTCGCCACGGGACCATAGACGGTATGTCAAAAGAGGAAGTTTTGAAAGCAATACAAGAATTAAAGGGCAGTTATGAACCAATCACTATTGACGTCACCCCTGAAGAAAAACAAAAAACCGGCAATCGGGAAACGGCGCGAAGCCGCCTTTTGGGACCAACTGAAGAAACAAATGGCCCGGTCGAGGCCGAATTGGTTGACCGAGAGGGTTGAAAGCTGGGCAACGGCCGGGTTCCCGGATGTTTTTGTAGAGGACGGCCGGGGGATATATCATACCATAGAGTTGAAACATTGTATTACGTCCCGGGTGGACCTTAGCCCGCATCAAGTGTCATTCCATTCCCGGCATAATAATGGCCCGAGTTGGATTTTAGTGAAATATAGTCCCCACGGCGCCGGGCGGTCATATGCGTTGTTGT